AATGAAATATTTTGTTCTAGTTTTGTTCTTTATGTTAATTTCGTGTTCTCCGAGCGTAAAAAACTGTAAATTATCGCCAGATTATGAGGCAACAGCTAAATCAGCACTAGAAAACAGAGATGATTTAAGAAAAACTGAAATAAGAGCAGGAAAAATGGCTTGTTCTTTTTGAATAAATAGTTAGAAAAGGAAATTATGAGTAAAATGAGAATGTTTAAGTTTTGGAATGAAACAGGTGACGAACAAGAGAAAGAAGCGATGAGTTTGAAGAAGGCTATTATGTCTGTTCAGTCAAATTTCAAAGATAGAATGATAAGTGTTGAGTATATTAGTAAAAAAGGTAAAGAGATGTGTCATAGCGTACTAATACCGATAGGTAGAAAAGTAAGACAAGCAATCATATCAGAAAAAAAACGAGCAGAGTTAAAAGCTAGAGGAAGATAAATGCCGGCAGTAGCTAGAAAAGATAGTACAGATACAGTAGCCAGTCCTGATGGTTCAGGTGTCTGTTGTGGAAGTCCGTCAACACAATCAACAGACCAAGGTTCTTCAAATGTACGAGCAGAGGGTGTAGGTGTTGTTAGAAAAGATGACGGTATGATAACACATGATTTTGCTGGTCCTTGTTGTAATCCACATACACCAAAATTAACTACATTTTCAGGTACAGTCTTTGCAAACGGTAAAAATTTAGGAAGAAAAGATGATGAATATAGTGGACATACAATATCATCCGGCGCNTCTACTGTTTTTGCNAATTAAGTCTAAANAAACCTTATAAATATTACCGNTATGGCAATTTACGATGCATCANCAANTAACACTAGTAAACGAAACAGTAGAAGATATGTAGATATCGACTTAGATTTCGGTAGAAACTCTGTGACTAATGATATAGTCAGAGTTGAAGATGTTAATGCTGTTAAAAGAAGTGTACGAAATTTGGTACAAACAAATTTTTACGAAAGACCTTTTCATCCAGAATTAGGTTGTGGTGTAAGGGAATTGTTGTTTGAAAATTTCACACCATTAACTCGTATATTTTTACAAAGAAAAATTGAAGAAGTTATAACAAATTATGAACCAAGAGCATCACTTGAACAGGTAGCTGTTGATGATGACCAAGATAAGAATAGATTGGTTGTTGATATTTATTTTTATGTACAAGGTGTGGCAGACCCCGTTTCAGTAACGACATTTTTACAGAGGTTAAGATAGAATGGCAAAACATAAGTTAAATGTATCAGAGTTAGATTTTGACCAGATAAAGTCAAATTTAAAAACTTTTTTACAAAGTCAAACAGAATTTCAAGATTATAATTTTGAGGGTTCAGGACTTTCTATTCTATTAGATGCATTAGCATACAATACACACTATCTTGCTTATTTAGCAAACATGTCAACAAACGAAGTTTACTTAGATAGTGCAGACATTCGAAATAATATTGTGTCACTTGCTAAAATGGTTGGTTACACACCAACTTCACCAAGAGCACCTAAAGCTGATATTGATATAGTAGTCAACAATGCTTCAGGCACTTCAATAACAATGAACAAAGGTACCGTGTTTACAACTACAGTTGACGAAACATCATACCAATATGTAAACAATGCAGATATTACTATTATACCTGTTAATGGTGTTTATAGATTTTCAAACTGTACTTTATACGAAGGCACTTTGGTTACATTTAAATATACAGTTGATATAAATGACCCCGACCAAAAGTTTGTAATACCAAGTAACAGAGCAGATACATCAACATTAAAAATTTCAGTACAAAATTCAGTTACAGATACTACAGTGTCAACTTATACATTTGCTAATGATTACTCAAATGTTACAAGTACAACTAAATCATATTTTTTACAAGAAAGCCAAGATGGTAAATTTGAAGTTTACTTTGGTGATGGAATAACTGGTCAAAAATTAGAAGACGGTAATATTGTAATTATGGAATACATTGTTTCTAATACAACAGAGTCCAACGGTGCAAGTACATTTACACTATCAGGAACAATCGGTGGATTTACAGATGTAACAGTTACAGTAAATTCTAATTCACAAGGTGGTGCAGAAGCTGAAAGCCAAGATTCCATTAAATTTAATGCGCCGTTATCTTATGCAGCTCAAAACAGAGCCGTAACATCTTCAGATTATGAAATGTTTGTTAAACAATTATATCCAAATGCATTATCAGTTAGTGCATGGGGTGGAGAAGATGATGAAGTGCCAGTTTATGGTGTTGTAAAAATTTCAATAAAACCACAATCAGGTTCTACACTAACAACACAAACTAAAAAAGATATCGAAACACAATTAAAAGTTTATAATGTTGCTTCTGTAAGACCAGAAGTTGTTGATGCTGAAACTACTAGTGTCATACTAACATCAAATGCCAGATACAATGCAAACCTTACAACTAAAGGTGCAGAAACAATAAAATCAGAAATCATTAATGCTGTTACAAATTATAATACAACATCACTACAAAGATTTGACGGTGTTTTCAGATATTCAAAAATAGTAGGTATTATTGATGATGTTGATAACAGTATTGTATCAAACATAACTTCCGTTAAAATGAGAAAATCATTTACACCAATATTAAGTACCTCATCAAGATATGATATTTACTTTAGAAATTCTTTATACAACCCACATACAGGTCATATGTCTAGTAGTGGTGGTATTTTATCTTCTTCAGGTTTCAAAGTTTCAGGAAATACAAACGAAATGTTTTTAGATGATAATGGTTCAGGTATAGTTAGAAGATATTACTTTGATGCAGGTGGTGTTAAAACATATGCAAATACAGAACAAGGTACAATAAATTATACAACAGGTCAAATCGTAATCAATTCACTAAACATAACATCAATTTCTGAAATTAGAAATGTTGCTTCGACAGTTGTTGAGTTGACTGTTACACCAAACTCAAACGATATTGTTCCTGTTAGAAATACAGTTGTAGAAATTGATGTTTCAAATTCAGGTTTTACAGTAGAAAGAGATGGCTTCGCAGGTGGGTCAAATGATGCAGGTGTAGGTTATACACCAACAACAAGTTATTAGAGTGTTAAATGGCTAAATTCAATGATAAGATTTCAACCTTAATAAATGCACAATTACCAGAATTTGTAGTTGAGCAACACCCTAAATTTGCTTCTTTTCTTAAATCATATTATCAGTTACTAGAGAGTGCAGAGTTACAAGTTGAACAGATAGAAACTACAGATGGTATTCTATTAGAAACTGAAACCAACCAAGAAAACTTATTAATACTAGATGCTGGTAGATTAGGTTCTACGAGAACACAATTAGATAGTGGCGACAAAGTTCTTACAGAAGATACAGCATTTGGTAAATTTCAAAACGGCGAAACTGTAACAGGTTCTACTTCAGGAGCAACGGCAGTTATAGTTGCAGAAGATTTAGATAACACTAGACTTTTCATTACATCACAGAATAAATTTGTTACTGGTGAAACAATAAACGGAAGTTCTTCAAATGCAAGAGCTGTTATAAAAGGTTACACACCAAATCCTATTCAAAACCTTTCAGAGTTAGTACAGTATAAGGATCCTGATAGAGTAATCGACAGGTTCTTATCTCAATTTAGAAATGAGTTTTTACATACTATACCAGAAAGTTTAGCAACAGGTGTCAATAAAAGAAATCTTATTAAAAATATCAAATCACTATACCAACTAAAAGGTACAGCTGAAGGACATAGAATTTTCTTTAATTTATTATTTGGTGAAAACTCAGAAACATTATATCCTAGAGAACAGATTTTAAGAGTATCAGACGGCCAATGGGGGTCAAGAAAGATTATTCGTGGTATTGATGTTGTAGGTTCTACAACAAGTCTTATTGGTAGAACAATTACAGGTGAAACATCTAACGCTACGGCGATTGTAGAGAATGTTTTTAGATTTACATTTGGTGCAAATCAAGTAACAGAATTTATTATAGATAGTGATACAATTGTAGGCACATTTCAAATTGGTGAAGTAATACAAGGTACAGAATCCGATATTAATGATGTATTCATCAAATCTACGGTAACTGGTATTCCTGGAGCAAAAATAATTTCTAACGATGGTGCCTTGTATGATAACAATGCTACTATTAGATTAACAGGTGGTGGACAAGGTGCATTATTCCAAGTTGGCAATTTAGGTGGTGGTGCAATTACAGAAACTATTATTGATGATGGTGGTTTTGACTTTGAAATTGGTGACAAATTAACATTTAATGCCGGCAATACCTCAGGCGCCGGCGCTCAGGCATTTGTATCAGTTGTCAATGGTGGTTTTTCTCCTGAATTAGGAATTGAAAGTGGTGATACTCTTTTTCCAGAAAACTCAACATCAACAGACCCATTAACAAAATACTTAACAGGTCCAGTTATATCAGTAAAACCTGGTTCTGTTACAGGTGGTCAAACTTTTGGTGCAATTAGAGGTTCTATTAATGACGCAGATGACACTACATCAAATGCAGTTTTATCACTTACAGGTCAAACTTCAGGTGCAACAGCTACAGTAAGATATAATATTGATGGCACAACATTACAGCGTACTACTGAAACAGTAGGTGGTAAAGTTTACGATAAAAAAACAGACTTCAACGAAACCATTTTATATATTTCATATGTCGGTTCAATACCATTTAAAAAAGGTGAGATTGTAACTGTATTAGCCGCAGATAGTTCAACATACAATTTTACTTTAAGTGATACTTTTGGTAGAGTAGGTGTTGGTATCAATAGAGAGGGTGAAGATGAAACAAATATAGCCGATAGGGATTCCATTTATCAGATGATGAGAAACCTTGGTGCTGGTGTTGAAGAAAGTGACCATATAGTTTTAGAAGGTGCTACCTCTGAGGGAGATAATTATTCAGGTGACAAGATTGTACAAGAAAGAAATACTGGTGTTGGTGATATTACCGATATATTCTTAATTAGCGGTGGTTCAGGTTACACTTCATTGCCTACAATTTCATTTACAGGTTCTTCTGGTAAAGATTTTATAATCAAATGTTTTGGTACTGAAATCGGTAGAATTTTAGATATTAAGACTATTGAACAAGGTGTTCAACACGAATTAAGTCCAAGTCCACCAGCTATTGAATTTATTAATAACAGTATTGTAAAAGCAGTTTCGGGAGTATTTACAACAAGTGAAACTGTAACAGGTGCAACTTCTGGATTTACTGCTGAAGTAAATAGTTTTGATGTAACAAGAGGTCTATTAAGATTAGATGCTGTTGTTGGTTTTCCTGTTGTTGGCGAAATAATTAATGGTGCAACTTCAGGCGCTTCAGGTAAATTACATATTACGGACCATGCTTCTGCTACAGTTAATGTTGTTGCAGTTGCTGATACAGATGGTTCATTTTTGAACGAAGATGGTTGGTTATCAGAACAAACTATGAGAGTACAAGATAGTTTGTATTATCAAGATTTTTCTTATGTAATTAAAGTTGGTGAATCCATTAATAGTTGGAGAGATGCATTTTCTAAAACCATGCATACTTCAGGTTTCTATTTCTCTGGCGAAGTTGCAATTGAAAATAGATTAAATGCTAAAATTAAATCACCAGTTGTTGGTGAGATTTCAGGTGTATCTGAAAGTCCAATACTTGGATTACTTACAACTCTTTTTGCTAGAAATGTTAGAAGAAAAATGGGTACACTTACAGATGGTACCACACTTAGAGCAAAACCTCAGTCAGCATATACATATGCAGATAGACCTAGTTCGTCAACTAGAGATACAACAGTAAGATTAAGTTTTGCTGTGACGGCTATAATCAGTAGAGTTAGAAGACAGGTTGCCAATGTAAATATTGCACAAGGATTTGCCTATGCAGGACCTAAGTACGGCACTCTTAATAAATATCATAACACAATATTTAGAGGTGGTAATAGATTAAATGGTTCTGGTATTACATTTGATGTTTTAAGTGGTATAAAAATATTTGGCACAAGAAGTTCTTTAGACGGAGAAGGCGCAGTATTTAAAGCAACCTCAGATGCTAACGGTCAACTTCTTAAAAGTGCTTTTACAATACCAGCCGATATTGCGATTGCACAAGACTTGTTTAGTAACACAGCGATAAGATTTGACCAAACTAACTTAACATTTGACGATACTACACCATAAAATGCATATAAATAGTATTAGTAAATAAGGGTAAAAGATAAAAAATGGCAAAACAACTAATAGGTATAGGTTCTACAGCTAATGATGGAACAGGCGATAATCTTAGAGTAGGTGCAGATAAAGTCAATGATAACTTTAACGAAATCTACTCGACTATTGGCAATGGCACCACATTAACATCCGGTAGTTTTATAACCACAACTTCTACAAGTGTTTTAACAAATAAATCTATTGACCTGACTGATAATACAGTCACAGGTACTTTAGCAGAATTTAATACTGCTGTTACAGACGCAACTTTAGTTTCTACAGCAGGTTCAGAAGTATTAACAAATAAAACAATTAATGGTCCTGATAACACTATAACAAATATTGTAAATGCAAACTTATCAGGTAGTGCAGCTATTTCAAATGCTAATTTAGCAAACTCTTCAATTTCAATAGGTGGTATATCATTAAATTTAGGTGATACAGATGCAACGCCAGCTTTAGATTTATCAGATGCAACTGATTATCCTGCAAACAGATTAACAGGAACAATTACAAATGCACAATTAGCTGGTTCTATTGTAAACTCAAAATTATCAAATAGTGCAATTAGTATTATTGCAGATGACAGTTCTGCTCAATCAATTGCGTTAGGTGGTTCAATTCTATTTACTGGTGGTTCAGGTATTACAACAAGTATTTCAGGTAACGAAATTTCTTTTGTTACTGACGGTTCTATTGTAACAGAAACATCTACAGACACACTTACAAACAAAACAATTAACGGACCTGATAACACATTAACAAATATTGCAAATGGTTCACTAGCAAATTCAGCAGTCACTTTAGGTGCAACTTCGGTTGCTTTGGGTGCCACAGCGGGTTCAGCTTCAAACTTTAATATTACAGGTTCATCAAGTTTATCAGGAACAGGTGGTGTAGATACAACAAGTTCAGGTAACAAATTAAGATTTAACTTTACTAATTTTGCTTCTTTACCAACAGCTGCAACTTACGAAGGTATGTTTGCTTATGATATTGATGGTAATAATCCATATGTTGCAGACGCAGGTGGTTGGGTAAAACTATTATCAGAAAATAGTTCTGTTGCAGATTTATCAAATGTTAATATATCAGGTATTGCAAACGGCAACGCATTAATTTGGAATTCATCAAATGCTAGATTTGAAGCAGGTGCAGCTGGAGGATTTTCAGGTGGTACAGATTTAGACCAAGCAGGTGCTGACATTGCAGATTTAGGTTATATTTCACACCGTTCACCAGACGCAACAGTAACACAAACATTAACAGTTACAGTTGCAACTAAAACAACTGAACACACAGCTTACGGAGATGGTTCTACATCTGGTTATTTAATTGACGGACACGAAGGCGCTCATGTACAGTTATCACCAGGCGTTTACAAGTTTGACCAAGCAGATAGTTCAAACTCAGGACATCCATTACTATTTTATGACACATCTGCTAAGACAACTCTGTATTCAACAGGTGTAACAACTGCTGGTACTCCAGGTTCATCAGGTGCTTATACAGAAATTACAATTACAAAAGCAACACCTTCAACTTTACATTATCAATGTTCTGCTCATGCAACTATGGGTGGCGTTGTATCAGTTTTAGGTAGTGAGTTACCAAGAATTACAGAGGCATTACCAATTACAGGAAATGTTACTGTAACAGGTCATGTTTTACCAGGCGCAGACGACACATACGATTTAGGTGCTTCAGGTAATGTATGGGCTAACATCTACACTGGAGATTTAAATTTATCTAATATGAATAAAGCTACTGGTAATGATGTTGATGGCACAAAAGGAAATTGGACAATCCAAGAGGGTGATGAAAACTTATTCCTAATTAACAACAATTCTGGTAAGAAATATAAGTTTAGTTTAGAGGAGATTTAAAATGCCTTTTATCTCCAACGGCACAACAATTTTAAACAACGGTGCTTTTCAGGCTTCATTAGGCAGTTTAGTTTTAATATCTACAAATACAGGAAGTAATGTTTCATCTATTAACATTACATCTGGAATTGATAGTACATATCCTATTTACATGCTTGAAATTACTAACTTGCGTTCAGCAAGCGGAGCTAATCTTTTAATGAATTTTTCTACAGATGGTGGTTCTAATTATAATGTAAGTAAAACTTCAACTTGTTTTGCGGCTGCAAACGAAGAACCAGGTGGTGAAGCACCAAGTTCACAATTATTTTATCCAAGTAGTTATGACTTAGCAAATGGT